GGCTTTATTTTGCGGCCTTGCAAGATCAGGCATTTTATTTGCGTCCGGCCATAATCCTTGGCTGCGCAATGCTTCTTGTATGGCCTTAAAATCATTGCACTGCCTGCAATTAACCATGACCTCGCCGTTAAATTCCTTTATCCAAAACCTGTCTTTGCCGCCGCAATTTGGACATGCCCCATGATGCTCGCCCTTACTTGTCTGCTTTAGGTTAAGGAGCTTGACTATCTCGTTACCCCATTCGGCCCAATGCGCGGTGGGGAACTTGCTATCCTGCTTTAAATTGCTTAACATAATCGTGCATACCTCTCCTCATGGTTGCCCCGCCCGATTAGGTTTCGCACTGCTCGGGCGGGGCTTTTTTATGTCCTAAAAAGGTATTTCATCATCGAATGAATCCGACGCCGATTGAGGCGCTGCCGTGGCAGGCGCTGGGCTTGCTGGCGGCAAGGCAAACGGATCATCTGTCGCTGGGCTTGCTGCGGCTGTGTAGCCGCCGATCACAGCATCGAATGGATCGACGCCATGCTGAAGCTCAGCCAATTCAAGCACCTGCACGGCGCGCAATCTCAAGCTAATGCCGTTGATTGATCCAGTGTTATACGGCACGAGCGTTACAGCCACGTTTACCTTGCTGCCTGACGTCAACATAAAGTCATCCGGCAGCTTATTGCGCTGGGCATCTACCTGACGCGGCGGGCTGGTCTTTTCCATGCCATACGCGCCTTTTAGCTTGGCCTTTCCAATTATTTCGCCATCATCGCCTTTTTTATATGGCAAGTTTGACGGCTTTTCAGGCCATTTCTTTTTGCTGTCCATAGACGCGGCGTTATTATACGCTTCCATGCAGAGCGAATGTAGCTGCTTGGCGGCATCTGGCGTCATTATAAATGACATGTCATAGGCAGCGCCATCGTCTAATGCATCGCACTTCACAGACCGCATTTCGCCGCTGTCAAATTTATATGTGCCGTTTAGTCGAGGATAACGCGCAACGGCGTTACTGATAATATGTTGCATGTGCAACTCCTTGGTAAATTGCGTGGCACCCCCACGCTGGGATCTGTTGTAACATTTGTTAGAACGCGCCTGACGCGTTCATCCAGTCCGGCAAATGAATGGTGTTTATCTCATCCCAGCCGGTGTCATATTCTTCGTTATCTGTCGCGTGCTTGATGGTGTAGAGCGTTTCCATCATGCGATTATGCGCGTGCCGCAGATACATTTCGCTCATTTCGTGAACGCATACGGCGTATGGCTTTTCCTTTTCCACGCAAATAAACATGAAATTCTTTATGCGCAGCCCCTCAAGGTTGAGGCAATGCAAATAGAACGCCGCTTGTATGTCGTAGCCAAAATTCCTGACGGCTCGGTCAAATCCTTTTGGCGATGCATCAACGCATGTTTTCACATCTATCGCTATGCCCTGCTTGACCAACAACCCATCTGGGCGTGTTTTGAGCGGCAAATCCAAATCGGGGTCTGTCACGAAGAATGACGCCTCTGCAATAAGATCAGAATGCGTCAGCAGATGATGCGCAACGTTGTGCTGCAATACGGACTGCGCCATATCAATGCTTTGCTTGTATTCGGCTTCCGGCAAAAGCACAGCGCCAGCTTTGTCAGCGTCTTCTTTTGCTTGCTTCCACTCCTTGCCGCGTCTTGTCTCCGGCCCGCATCTGACTAGGTTTTTTTCTGGTTCAAGCAAATGCGCATGGACTGCCGTGCCAAGATCAAATGCGACGCTTTCTTTGCGCTCCTGACCTTTCCAATGCGCCAGCGATTTGCTGCTTACAGTTTTTACGTCCGACGATGATATTGCCGGATCTAAATGATATGCCTCGTTAGGCATGTCCTTGCGCATAACCATTATTCCACCATACCTCGCTGACGTTCGTCCAAGATGACTTGCAGTAATTTGTTTGAAACCTCTTTTCCTAAGCTGCAATCAATTTGATGCAAAAACTTCTCAAGTCTTTCTTCATACTGAATTATGGTGTCTTGCTGGTAAACTCTGCTACCAAAGATTTCGCGCTTCCTTTTATGAAACAGCTCTATCGTCACCTTTCCGACGTTAGGTGCTTCTTTTAACTGTTGGTCGGTTATAGAAAATAGCGTCGCCGCAAATGGCTTCTTCCATTCCACATAATTTAGCAGAGAATTTTTTAGCCTTATCCTAACACCGTTTTCGCTACGACTGCCGGTAAAGTTGTCTAAAAACTTATCCAAGTCTTCATCTAACTCGCCCATCTTAAATATTTCTTCCGGAAATCCATGCCGCATCGCCCTGCGCTGCAATCTTTCCAGAACAATATCGCTTAAAAAATCTGACATTACGCCCTTCCCCTTCCATATAATGCAATCAGCAACGCCTCGGCGCGATGCTCATGCTTTTTTAATTTTAATTCCGACGCCCGATCAGGAAACCATTGCTGCGCCAGACGTCTTGCTGCGTCTTTATCCTTTGGCAAATTCAGCGCACGCTTCCAGTTGACTGGGCCTACCAACGTAAACCTTGAGCGAGAAAGCGCAACAGTAGATGTGATCTAGCCAAACGCATAACCAAGCTTGAACGTGCTGGACACGCCCTGCTTTGGCATTGCCTGTTGCCGCTCAATCCATATGTGATCGACAGCATCACAGCTCATTATAATATCGTTTAGCGCCACGACGTCTACGCCGCCCTCGCTATACACCGGCAAGTCATGCACCTCAGACCATGTGTCTGTGATAAGCGCTACGCCGCCAGTACGATATCCGCAGTCTATACCAATGGTCACTGGGTCGCTCATGGTTGAGTCCTTATTCAGTTAAAGGTTGCTCAACCACAATATCGTGCTTCGCAAGGAAGTCACGCAGCGCCATCTCCACTGTTGCCGCCTTTGTCATGCGCGTCTTGTCCTTATACAAGTCCAATCCCGCAATCACCTCTGGCCGCACGCGTACCAATAACTGTTGAAGCTCCATTTTCATTCTCCTTCTGTAGCTCAATTGCAACAGCTACAGACAAACATATATCGTGTCAATAGCACTAAGATATAAATTAATTGTTGACAGATATCTTTTAGATAAATTATAGTCAGATTACGGACAAGCAATGACCAATAAATCTTAACAGGAGAAGCCATAATGAACCTTACGCATACACATGAGTTTTTAATCACGCACATCACAGATAGCGGCACAGGCTTTGGTGTGCGCACCGACAACGGCGAGAGCGTACATATTTCGCCGCGCTTATTGCAGCAGGCGCACGCAAACCTCGACGACATCTGTATTGGCATTATCGTGCAGAACGCGGTCGAGGATCAGCGCGAGCGCACGCCGTGGGTCGCCGCATATGTGCAGGAGCGACGCGCAGCGCGTGACGTGCTGGGCTTGGCGACTGACGTGCCAGCAGAGGCCGTACAGGCTCCCATCGAGGAGCCTAAGCAGGTAGACTGGGCTGCCGTCCAGCGCAAGATCATTGCGATGCTCCAGAGCGCCGACGTTACATACTGCGAGACGGCAGACATCGCTGACGTCGTTGGCGTTGAGCCGCGCAAGCTATCACAGCATCTCGAAAACATGCACTCACGCGGCGAGATATGCCGAGCGCATGTAAACCAACGCGCGAACCAGCAGCGCGCAACCTTAGTGCTGTGGAGCATCAACGCGGATGTGTACAAATGATCTGCGCGACTTGCGACGGAACCGGCTTCATCGAGTTGCCGCGTTTCGTCGATACGCCGGACAGCGACGCGTGGACAACGGTGCGCTGCCCAGAATGCCAAGACGAAGACGACTTCGACTGGCGCAACGAGGAGGAGGAAGAGTGATGACTAAGTGGACGCAAGACATCATCATCGCCGCAGCGATTGCCGCGTCGGTGCTGGGCTGGATCGGCGCTGTAAGCATGGGGTGGATATGATGGATACCATCGCAGTGTGGTTTAGCTCAGGGGCAGCAAGTGCTGTGGCTGCGTATAAGACGCTAAACAAGTATGGCATGATCGCTGATGTGCGGATCGTCAACAATCCGGTTGCTGAGGAAGACGAAGATAATCTGCGTTTCCTGCGTGACGTTGAAAAGTGGCTTGGCGTTGAAATAGAGTTTGCGGAAAACCCAGCATATCCAAGCCACTCAGCGGTAGACGTGTGGGCTAAGCGTAAATTTATGTCTGGCGTTGCTGGCGCGCCATGCACCGTTGAGCTGAAGAAGCGCGCCCGCCAAATATGGGAAGAGGAAAACAATCCAGATTGGCATGTGCTTGGCTTTACGCTGGAAGAACAGCAGCGCCATGATAGGTTTGTGCTGACTGAGCGCGACAATGTTATTCCCGTTTTGATTGATGAAAAAATGAGCAAAGCTGACTGCTATATGTTTCTGGCAGAGCATGGCATAAAGCCTCCGCGAATTTACAGTTTAGGCTATCCAAACGCCAACTGCATAGGCTGCGTTAAGGCAACTTCCCCAACTTATTGGAACCATGTGCGTGAAATGCACCCCGACGTGTTTGATAAGCGGGCAGAACAATCACGCGATCTTGGTGCAAGGCTGGTGCGGGTTAATAATGAGCGCATCTTTCTGGACGAATTGTCGCCAGAAGCAAAAGGCCGCCCAATGAAAAACTTGGACTTTGAATGCGGCATATTCTGCGAGGAAATAAAATGACCCTAGCTGAACCCGTCTTCATGGCATTCGCCGTCTTTTCATCCGTAGACGAGTGCAAGGCGTTTGCGAAATATTACGACTTAGCGCGGATCTTTGAACCGCAATGCGTCGAGATGGGCGGCGAGGCAGACTACCGCCGCCCGTTTCCCGACGTCAGACCACAGCCACGGCCAACACAGGAGAACGAAAATGGCTAAATGGGATCTATCAAAGCTGGAAAACAGCGCCAGCGTGGGCGCGCATATCGACGAGGATAGCAGCACGCCGACGCAGCCAACGCCGCTGATGCTGGTCATGTCGATCCGGCGCAAGGCAGACATTATGCGGATGGACGCGGGGCGTGGCCCTGAGCGCCGCACAATGAAGCAGCGCGCCGAAGAAATCATGGCGCTCTGCGAGATGCTGGAGAAGCGGCTGTGACGGAAAGCCTAACACCGCTGGAACGCTGGAAGGAGCTGGCGATCATCGAGAATGCGCGCATGAAGCGCAGGCTCATTGGCCGCGATGATATGCACGCATATGCACATAAGCCGTGGCCTCTGGAGAAGCTGCGCAAGGAGATCAAGCGCTGCCTGAGCAGGCATAGCGAGCTGTCTGTGGGCGACTTGTGCAGCATGATCGAGCAGGACGCCGTGCATATCGACATTGGCCTCAAGACCATGCGTGAGCGCCGCACAATCGTGAAGACGTCGTTCATCGAGGGCCAGCAACTGTACCGGCTGCGCACGCAGGAAGAGTTTGCGTTCTAATGTTAATCAAGCTCACAGATAAGGATATGGCTGATTGCCGCCAAAGCGCTAATTTGCGCTCAACACTTGCGCGGGTTGGTGGCATAGTAAATCAGCAGCGCGATACGCGCAGTGGCGTTGATCTGGATTTCCTTGGCATACGCTCAGAGGTTGCTGTCGCCAAGCTTTATGACGTTTCATATAACCCCAACACGCTGGGCGTGGATGACGGCGTTGATCTATGGCTCGGCGAAATAAGCATAGACGTTAAGTCTACGTTCTACCCGACAGGCCAGCTTCTGTTTAAATCGCTTGAAGCGTTTAAGTCACGCGCTGCCGTGCTTGTAACAAAGACAGATGACGAAAATGTGATGGATGTTGCTGGCTGTATATCACGTAAGGCATTTGTCGAAAAAGCAATGCAAACTGATTTGGGTAAGGGGAAATGCTTTGTTATGCCGCAAGATCAGCTATGGGGCGTTGAGGAGCTTTGGCGGTCATATAAGTGCGAGCAGCTTTGCCCGTAGTAACATTATGATATTTATAGTATATTCCGGCTGTGGCCAACAGCATCAACGTCGGACGTGCAGGCGAGTTTCTCGTTGCCGCCGAACTTGAGCAGCGCGGGATACGCTGCCATCGGGTAGACATGCAGGACGATGACCTATGGGTTAAGTCGGCCAGCGGAGAGCTTTTGACCATGCAGGTCAAGGCGACCCTTGAACGGCGTGCTGATCGTGGCCGCCCATTGTACTACTCGTTTACACGCGCCAATGGCGATGCGCAAATATTTGCGTATGTGGCTCTGGATATACGATTGTTTATACTGCGTGGCCCACCAACCGGCAAAACGGTACGCATAAAGCCCGCCGATTTTACGCGGCAGGCTATGGATGCCAGCATTGAGGCGATGCTAGGTTAGACCATCAACTCGAAATGCGGGGCGTCGATAAACGTGCGTCTGCCCTGCCCGCGACGCGTGTCGATGTAGTCGTTCATCGCGTCCTCCATCGTGCCATCCCACTGTGCTATATTTGGCACAGTCCACGCGGCACCCCACCTGATTGGCACATCCACCTCGCGCGCAGCTTCTGCCATTGCGTCTGCGATGTCGTCATACAGATTAAGCTCCCACGATCCACGCGGGCCGACATAGGCCATGAGATCGACGGCCAACCCGTCTATGTGCTTCGACTTCATCGTCTGCGACGCGCCGCTTTTCACAAGCTCGCGCTGCTCTTCGATGGTGCGTAGGCCGCATATGACGCCGAAGTCGATCTTGGTTCTGTGGATTGCGCTGTTGACGACAGACGCCATGCGCTCGTCCACGCCTGACAGCTTATCGCGGCTGCGTGCTGATAATTTAAACGTCATTTCTTCAAGCCTTTCATTGTGCGGATGCCGAAGCTGGCGGCGATGGACGCATACATGCCCCACTGCACCCAGAGCGGCGTTGTCTCAAGATTGGCAAAACCCTCTGCCATTACGTCTTGCATGGATGGCACAAAATTCATGCACAATATTGCCACGAAAACAATTGTCCAAAGCTCATCCTTCCAGCTATCTTTGCTGGCCTCAATGGCTGACTGCTCCCAATCCATCTCGCCGGTAGCCTGCTTCAGCTTGATCTCAGCATTCGCCTTTTGGATTGCCGTCTTGCCGTCGAGGTAGCTTGTCGCCAGACCGCCGACTGCGCCTATAATCTGGCCAATCATTTCTCAGACCCCAGCCACACGGCAAAAGCACCTGTCATGGCACCTGTCACAGTTGCCGTGAGCGCAGTGGCTTGCGATGTCATGTCAGCTGCTGACAAGTTCATAAACCACTCAATCACGCGTATATACATAATCGTCATTACCAGCATCATAAGACGCGGCATGATCTTATATTCCAAAAGCTTTTCCATCTTACACCTCTATATTGATGTTTGTGCCTTGCGGCCTGTCAGCAGTGGTCTTGGTGCCGAACCTATCATAAGCCTTGCCTAAGTCCAACTTCTGCTCCCTGAGCGCGTCCAGATGCGCGTGGTTGGCCCTATGCTCTTTGGCTACCCTCTGCTCAGCCAGATGCGTTTCTATGCGCTCACGCGATTGCGTTTGCTGGTGTATGTCCGACTGCACGTTAAACGGTGCCGATCCTATGCCTGACATGCCGTCTGCCATCAGCGCCGCACCGCAATCCAGACAAAGCCAAACAGCGCGCCAACGCAGATCAGGAACAGGAACAAGCCAGCCGCCCATGCGATGATCGTGTCCTTACGCTCGATCCGCTTATACATCGCGTCCTTCTGCTTTTGCCGGATCTCGTTTTCCATTTTAATCAGCTCCTGCCACGCAGACGGGCCAAGCGTTTCTGAAATCATCTTGCGTAGCTCGTCGCGCATGTTTTCGCGCTGCTTCTTTTGCACAAACAGATCCATCGCCTGCTGCTCGACGCTTCCGAGACTCTGATACCATTTGGGGTTTTCTACGCGCTTCGCGGCAAAGTCGAAGTCGCTGATCGCCTTAGACCAGCGCCCCAGATCGCCGGCCATGCCCTCCAGATCCCGCCCGATCTGGCAGCCCTTGCGTATTGCGTTGAACGCTGTGGACGCTGCCATGATTGCCGTGGCGGGGTCTATCATGGCTCATCGCTCCATCAAGCGGTCTATTTTCTCTTCGATGCGATCAAAGCGCGCCACGATCTGCGCCATGACGGCTGTGCTGTCTGCCTTGGTGACGTAATCCTTGGCCATTTCTTCGCGGGTCTTGTTTAGCAGAATATTAAGGCGCTGCATCTCGTCCACAGCGCTCTTCAATACCCAT